TCCGAGTGCGTTCACTTCCGAAACCAAACCAGTGCGAACAAAGGATCGGGGGAAGATGAACGGACATGTGAACTCCGCACCTTCACTGTGAGCCGGAGTGATCCACACGCCAGGCATCTGCGAGTATGGCACAAGCGCTGATGGAAACGTGGAACCAACCGTCAGAGCCTTGAAGGTGTGCAAGGGACGATACACCGCGCGCAACGACCCGTACAAGAAGGGTGAAGCATTGGTGACTATCTTCAACTTCAAGTTACCACGGATGAATGCGTAGTTGCTCAGTTTGTTCTTGATCGACACGTTGTTCAAGAAAGCCGCCCACACGTTCAAGTTAGCAAAGAGGAAACCGACAGGATCTGACGGAGCCCACGTTACTGCCCCAATTCGTACAGGACGAGCCAAGAACGATGCGAGATCAGAGGAAGTCTGAGCATCAGCGAGTTCATAGTCCAACGGGGAAGTTCCGCTTCCAGTGTGCGAACCTGCGTTTGCATCAATGAAACTAGTCGTCACTTCGTTCGTGATCGACATTTCCGGAACAGTGGGTGCTAAAAGTACCTCCTCGGATTGTATCTCACACTTCCAAGGACAGCACTTCTCACACTCGATTGAGACGTCACGCATCACCATCACATGGTCGCAGTGCGGACACTCATATCGATTTAGCCCAGTGCTTTCAACTGGGACGCTGTTTTGTTTTTGTTTTTGAGTATGCACTCCTGCTTTTGTTTGTGTTGTTTTAGCAAGTCGGTTTAAAATGCAGGAGATGACTTATTCTACATGCAAGTTCGCGTTTTCGCGGGCATCCTTAACCCTCACTCCTAAAAAGGCGAACCCCCTGAAGGGTGGACTTACAACTGGTGCGCACACTTACACTTGTTCGAAACGCATAACATTAAATATACAGATCGCACCAGAGGGATAGACTAGTTCGGCAAAACGTTGCGCGGGTGCTCTTTCTCACACCCTATCTCGGCTCCTTCCACTCCTCGGGAAGCTGACCAAAATCGTTCTTTCAGTTGATCCCACGTTGGGAAACCCTTGAACTCGAGTTCCATCGTGAGATTGTTTCGTTGAGCAAGACTCCATAACCAAGCTCTTTCCTCCTCGAACTTGGCTTGTCCATGCCAAAACCACTCGTTGAGGGCAGACGACATCACACTCGCCATGTGTAACTCCGGGGATTCGTCACCCGAGGGATTGCAGATGGTCAGCATCTTGTGGATGGACGCAGCCTCGAGTGGGCCCACCACCGCACCTACATGCTCATCCCAGCGCCAAGATCGCTTCAGGTAAGAAATCTCTTTGATGTGGATGAATGGGCGCGAGTGGCTTTCCTTGTCGGCCATGGTGTACTCAACACCGATGTTGGTCATCGCCGTTTGGATGGCTGTGTGGTTGAACCAGTCAGCCTCACGCGACACGCCCATGGTGTTGTCGTCACCATACGTGAGGAGCCTGACGAACTCCTTGAAGCGACGTGCTTTCTCGTACACTGTCCCCTCGAAGGGGCACAGCTCGACGAACGCGTACCTCATGTACAATGCATTCGCGATGCAGTTGACAATCACGGTGAGTGGGTGACCTGATGGGTTAGATCCGAAGAACTCCACTAGGTCACCATCGAAGTTCACGTAGGCGTAGGCCGTGTCTTCAGAGATGCAATCGATCACGCACAGTTGGTCAGCTTCCCAACCTGCACGTTCGCAAAGGTTACGAAGCACGCGGAAGGACAGAAGGATGATGAGAGCTTCCATCTTCTTGTCGAACTTACCGTAGTCTCCCGCCACCATGCGATCAAAACCAAAGTGGGTGAGGAACTTGTAGTAACTCTGCCACTCGAGAGACTGCACTGTGCAACCAGGTGATGCTTCGAACACGAAGGGGTTCTCTTGCATGAGCTTGACAACAGGTAGCAGGAACTGTCGAACCACAAAGCTCCAGTCGGCAGGGGCTGCGGTGAACACTCTCACTTTCCCTTCTGCAACTTTCTTGGTGGCACGCGGTTCATCCTTCAACTTCCCGCTGAAGACGGGGCACGCACGCTGACCATCAGCATAAGCCTGCTTGATTCGAGCGACACGAGCCATCACTTCATCGTTGAAGATCATGTCTCCCTCCACACCAGACAAGAATGCCTTCTTCGTCTTGTTGTAGGGTTCTCCCATCGATGACTTGAAGTTCATCTTGTCAATGAAACGGACGCCGGCAATGCCATTCACAGTGGCTTTGTCGGAGAGCGGTTCAAGCATGCTCAACGCACCCGCTGGCAGAGACTCGAGAATGTCATCTGTGAAGGCTTGAGCAATCGCCTTCATAGTGGAGCCACTCAGCGATCCGTATCGTTTTTGAGTGGAATCGATGAGTGCATGCCGCCATGGTCGATAATCCTTCAGCTCCGGTGCTGTGAAGTCTACTGTCCAATCCCGCTCCTTCAGGATCTGTGCACCCAACAGAGTGGGACGTACCTTAGACCTGGAGGTTACAGATGGAGTGGAGTAACTTCCAAACACGTTCAGAGACCCCTCCTCCAACCATCTCAGAGGGGAAAACTGACGCAAGTCAACCAACAGCTTAGGTCGGCTATCAGCCCCGATGACAGGTGCTGAGCACTGAACCACCGGCATGTCGAAGTGCGCTAGGGCAACTTCCACAATGGCCGTGTCGATTTCTGTGGCCCACACTGATCCATGAACATTGCCAAGAGCATGGATACCAATGATGGCAGTAACTGGTTGGTGAACAACAAGAGGCGAGCCACAGTCTCCAACTACGGTGGCGTCATCAGTCCATCCGGTCCATGTCTGCAACGTAGTGCCTAGTTCGGGAACTTCCTTTGGTCCCTGAACAGCACATCGAACCTTACGCAACTTAGTCACTATACCCTTCGTACGTGTGACATATGTGGCAGTGTACGCGCCCTTGAACGTTGGTGCACGAATCAACTTTCGCAAGTCTCTTTTCGTCTCCCAACTGTGGACTTCAAAGAAGGCCAAATCGCGTTCCTTCACGCGGAAGATGTCGACTTGTCGCAACTTGAAGGTCACGTTAGTTGATGCTCCTTGCATGTGGGGCACAACGGAGAGCGTCACCTCAAGATCTCCTTCTGCAAACAATGTGTGGTTGTTGGTCATCCACAAATGCCCACATGGACTGAAAGTGTTACCCTCGCGGGCCATGATTCCATTGGACACCTTGATGCGAGCAGTGTTGCGTTCAACCACCTTGGTGATTTGATCAAACGTCAAGCTCGCGAACGACGCGCTCATTTCAGAGCGATCAATCGAAGATGTCTGGTAATCATCGCGCTTCCACACGTTGACTCGCTCAGACTTGTCAAAGTGGGCGTCATCCACTGACTGTCGAAGTCCTTGCACGGCTGGAACACGCGCCGTGATTGACTTATAGAGTCCGTATGTTGTGATCATCGTGGTGGCGGCCACCAAACCTCCAATCACGAGCTTCCAACGACGACTCATGTAGCAAGACTGCAGAGTGTCAGCCATCCAAGTGTAGTACTCACTGCGTTCAGAGGAGTACCAGCGGAAACCGCGAAGCAGTAGGTTCCGTGCAATGGACCACTCCATCACGGCCCCTGTGACACGGCGCACAAACTTGGACTTCACATAAGCTTGCAGATACACATCGGCACACCAGTGAATCGCACGCATCATTCGAGAAGTGTTCTTGCGTCCCTGGATGCGCAGGATCTCGCCCAGGATGTCGGCCATATCAGAGTCCGAACTCTGAATAATGACATTTGCATCCTGAACCACCTTTACAGGAGAGGCCTTGCGACTGAGGACTTCATCACCTCGACTGACCGTTGTTGTCATCATGTAGTTACAGTCACCACTCACATGAGGCTGGAACTCGTAGAACCACACTTGACCATCGGCTTCAACGGAACGTGTGAAACTCTCGCCCACGCTGTATCCTTGAGCCACTTGGTACTCACGAGCCTGAAGGCCGTAATCTTTCACCATCGAGCACACACACTTGTGTTCGAGCTGGCAACACACACGGCACAAGTTGAAGTCTTGCATCGCTAGGATACCAGCTCCAGCACGCGCCTGAATGCTCTCAAACGAGCGCATAGTGGCACCCAACCACTCGAAAAATCGATCAGTCTCTGTGAAAGTCTGAACTTCTTCGTAGGTGGCTTGTGAATCACTTGTTGCTACCACGCGCTCAACACGAATGGTCCAAAAGTTTGGCCACTCATCGGTGATCATGGGAAGCTTGGCTGGATCAATCATCTCGGGATCATCATCGCGCGCGTACTTGCCCTTTGGACGCACATCCAGCACGAATGGGAATCGACGCTGAACGGCAATCGGACAAGCAAAGTATGCGTGAGCATTGAGGTGGCGCGTGTTGGTGGTTGCGACAACCATCTTAGCTCGTAGCGGGTTGCGTCCCTTATCTTCAAGACTGGCTTGGTTGGGAACGAGGGGCACATCATTCATAATCTGGATGACTTCGGTGAGTGAGTTGTCAACCACCTTGCTGTTGGGATCGCCGAAGGCGATATCATCAAGGAGCAAAAACCACTTCATCGAATCCCAGCCGGACCAGAAGTCATCACACGTGTTGCGCGTGTAACGATACTCGTCAGTCGTTGGGAGATCCCAAAATTTGCCTGCGAACTGGTAGAGCATGCTGGTGAAGGTTGACTTACCAACACATGTCTTGCCAAACACTAGGAGTCCAAACGGAGGGCGGCGTGATTTCTGTGCTTCGCGAAACGTCGACAGTTCAGCTTGCATCATCAGCATGTCGTTGAGGAGCTTCTTGACTCCCATCAGTTCCATGCCTGAAGTCTGATTTCCGAACTTGAGAATCGACTTACCCTCATCGACGCACTGGCGCAAATCTCCGACAAACTTGTGGTAGCTGGTTCCTTGAGCTTCCAAATCTCCACGAAACTGAAACTCACGCTTGATGCGCTGACACGCGTCAAACCAGCTAGCAAAAGACTGAGGTCCGTGAACAAACGATTGCCATTTACCAGTCTTGCGGAACAGGAGTGCTCGCTGAATGAACATAGCAATGGTGTCCAGGATCGTAGCCATGAAGTTCATGCCAATCAACGGTGAAGCAAGTTCTTGATTACAGATGTAGGCCACTTTCTCGTCGATCTTGACTCCAACCAATGCGAACACACCAAGTGCAATAGCGTACTTGTACACCTTGGTGATTTGTTGCACGATCGAACTTTGCTGCAAAGCCTCCCATTGACCCATGAGACTGCGCAAGTCAGTGACGTTGTTAAGCAGCTCTTCAGCGCTTTGCAGTTGGGGGGTGAACAGGTCAGACGCGATGTCGGAAATGATGGTTGCGACACCAGTGATGAGAGAGGATCCCGTGCGCAATTTGACAAACACAGTGACTGCGAGAGCGCGGTCAATGTTGGTCTTAGCGCGCAGAAGTTGCAGGCACAAGAGCGTCACATCCTCGATGAAGCTCAAAACTTCAGGGTCGGTATTTTGTTCCAAGAAGGCTCTTGGATCAATGTCGAGACTCTGGAGTTCGGCACACTTGGATCGACGCAAGCGTTTGTGGAGGCGACTGAAGGTGCTTGATGGCACCAGATCGCCCTTCTGGGCTGCAGGTTCTCCAACTGAGGTAGACAGGTAGCGCGGGTGTTCCAAGTACTCGGCTACCATGCCGTACTCAGAGGCGCGCTGCGAGAAAGGCTTAGTCCATGGCATGATGGTCTGAGCGCCCAAGTTCTTGAGAAACTGAGCACTGACATCAGAGTCAGCAATGCGGGGGACAGTTGGGGCATGTTTCTTCCCAAAATAGTTGTCATGGAGGATGATTTTGTTGATCATCATGTTGCTGTGTTGTCTCGTTGCGTGTATTGGTTGTATCTGATTCGTGTGTTGGGGGGGGGCACGTGGGCCCCGGGGTTGGTGGAGCTGTCTTTGCCCTCCACCTTATGCTAGTTGAGTTTACAACCTATCACATGTTTTTCTTCTTGGTCATACTTGATTGCCAGGTTATCCTCGGCTACAACTGTAGCTGTAATATACCATCGTCTCTCTTTTAACGTCATCCTTGCTCGGAGTGAAGAAGTTGAGAGATCGAATTGCTAGTATCGTTCTGACGGTGAAAACCATTCCAAGAAGTAATCACACGTGGTACTTTTCTTTTTCTTTTTGTTTTTGGATCTAAATAGTGAGATCATGGGACTTTTTGTCAATGATATTACGGTCTTATGGTTGCCGATTGATCAAGGGTCGTTATAAACGACTATAGTCAATAAAATGAAGATAAACTTTCTAAACGTCTACAAGCACAGAAGTGCAGGGGCGTTCTTAATTTTTGAAGACTAACGTCTAGAAGTTTTCGAAATAAATAAATGGAAAATGTACAAATTTTTGTTTTGTTTTGATGTAGCACACTGCTACAAAGTTACGGAACATATAGGGGGGGGGGTGTCGTTTTTCTACAGGTGTTTGACTCACCTTGTTTGATTTCACACTAGTTTTCTCTAGATAAGCTTTTTCTTAAAAAGCAGTAAAAACTTAGAATACAGTCCCAGACTGTAGAGTTGACGACGAACTGGTAAGGAATTTTATTCTCCAACCAAGTAAATACGCGACTCATCTATCGCTTCGAGGGGGTTGTCATCCCTCCATATTACTCGACGGGACGCCCAACACCGGGTCGTCGTAGTTGAAATTAATCACTACTCATACATATGAAGTGTCATAAAAAGAC